TCCTATTACTCTGGCTAAAAGTAAATTTTCTTTATTTAATAAAGAAAATATAAATTATAGTCTTGGTAAACTTGGATTTAAATTAGAACCTGCAGGTAAGATTAGGGTATTTGCGATGGTGGATATTTGGACTCAATGGCTTTTATTCCCTCTTCACCGATTTCTTCAGAATATAGTTCGTCCTCTGGATGAGGATGCTACTTTTGATCAAATAGGTAAGTTGGAGAAGAAAATTAAAGATGTTAGGTCTAAAGGAATATGCAAAGCTTATTCCTATGACTTATCATCAGCCACTGACCGATTACCGGTAGTTCTTCAGACTGTTATTCTTATTCCATTATTAGGAAAAAAGGCAGCTGTTCACTGGTCCAATATTTTATGTAATCGTAAATACTCTATTCCTTCTTATATCGTCAAGAAATATAAGCTTCCCTTATCTGAGGTTACCTATTCTGTAGGTCAACCTATGGGAGCTTTATCTTCTTGGATGATGTTAGCTGTTGCTCATCATATAGTGATACAATGGGCTTCCCTTTCTGCTAAGAAGTGGAGGTCCCGAGGATGGTACTTTAAAGATTACATAGTTTTAGGAGATGACGTGGTGATCTTTAACTCTTATGTTGCTGATCGTTATTTTCATATAATGACCAACATACTAGGAGTTAAGATTGGATTAGCGAAGTCTATTGTGTCCCGTTCTGGGTTACATTTAGAATTCGCTAAGAAATACTATGTTGACGGTGAGAGTTGTAATTTGATCCCTTTAAGAGATTGGATTACTACTTCTCTGTCCACTAGTACTATGATTGAATTCATGCGTAAGCATGATATTAGTCTTCAATCTTATCTCCGTGCTCGAGGTTTTGGTTTCAAAGCCCGAGGGAAGGTACACAGTAATCTCTGAAATCTAGGTACTAGATTAAGAGTTCATCTTGTTGTTTATTCGAGGCAGTCTTTCGATTTCCTTGATTGGATAACTATGAAAACTCTTAGGAGTCATTATCCTTTAACGCCTTATGCTCTGTTTTCCTTAGTTGGATTTCTTAAGGACGAACAGAAGGTTTTAATTAAACGTTGGAATTTAGTGGCTAGAAAGAAATCGGAAGAACTCCGTTTTCTCTCTTATCACCCTTACTTCAATAAAAATTTAAGTTCTTCCTCTCTTACTTTTCCTCCTCCTGGAATTGGTTTACCCCAGAAG